TAATATTACCGGATGGCCGCGATTTCTTTAGTGGGCCCTTAACGCATTAACTGACAAGGACATGCGAACCAATCATATGACACGCTCAAAGCCTAATTGTTTTTTGGTCCCTTATTTAAACTTCGTCCCCAAGTATTTTCTTTTGCACTATGTGGGATCCATTGTTGAACGAGTTTCCCGAAACCGTCCACGGTTTTATATGTATGTTAGCAGTTAAATATCTGCAGTTATTAAAAAAGACTTATTCTCCTGACACATTAGGTTACGATTTATTTAGGGATTTAATTTCAGTTATTAGGGCTAGAAATTATGTCGAAGCGACCAGCAGATATATTCATTTCCACGCCCGCTTCGAAGGTACGCCGCCGTCTCAACTTCGACAGCCCGTATGTGAGCCGTGCTGCTGCCCCCATTGTCCGCGTCACCAAAGCAAAAGCATGGGCGAACAGGCCCATGAACAGAAAGCCCAGGATGTACAGGATGTACAGAAGTCCAGATGTCCCTAGAGGATGTGAAGGCCCATGTAAGGTCCAGTCTTTTGAGTCTAGACATGACATTCAGCATATAGGTAAAGTTATGTGTATTAGTGATGTTACTCGTGGAAATGGGCTGACCCATAGAGTTGGTAAGCGTTTTTGTGTTAAGTCTGTTAATGTTTTGGGCAAGATCTGGATGGATGAAAATATTAAGACTAAGGATCACACGAATAGTGTGATGTTCTTTTTAGTTAGGGATCGTAGACCTGTAGATAAACCACAAGATTTTGGAGAGGTATTTAACATGTTTGATAATGAGCCCAGTACGGCTACTGTGAAGAATGTTCATCGTGATAGGTATCAAGTTCTTCGGAAATGGCATGCAACTGTTACGGGTGGACAATATGCGTCAAAGGAACAAGCCCTCGTGAAGAAGTTTGTTAGGGTTAACAATTATGTTGTATATAACCAGCAAGAAGCTGGCAAGTATGAGAATCATTCTGAGAATGCGTTAATGTTGTATATGGCATGTACTCATGCCTCTAACCCAGTGTATGCTACTTTGAAGATACGGATCTATTTCTATGATTCCGTAACAAATTAATAAATATTAAATTTTATTGAATATGATTGTTCTACATATACAATGTGTTGTAATACATCCCATAAAACATGATCAACTGATCTGATTACATTATTAATACTGTTAACTCCTAAATTATCTAAATATTTTAAAACTTGAGTCTTAAAGACCCCTAAGAAACGACCAGTCTGAGGCTGTGAAGTCATCCAGATTCGGTAGACTAGAAAACATTTGTGCATCCCCAACGCTTTCCTCAGGTTGTAGTTGAACTGTATTTGGACTTTGATTATGTCTTCTTTCATTGTGAATGGACGGTTGTGGTGTTCTGTTATCTTGAAATACAGGGGATTTTGAATCTCCCAGATAAACACGCCATTCTCTGCTTGAGCTGCAGTGATGAGTTCCCCTGTGCGTGAATCCATAATTGTGACAGGCTAGTGCTATGAAATATGAACATCCACAAGGGAGATCAACACGACGACGTCTGTTCCTCTTCTTGGCTAGCCTGTGCTGCACTTTGATTGGAACCTGAGTAGAGTGGGCCTTCGAGGGTGACGAAGATCGCATTCTTTAAAGCCCAATTTTTCAGTGCGTTATTTTTCTCTTCGTCCAAGAACTCTTTATAGCTTGAGTTGGGTCCTGGATTGCAGAGGAAGATAGTGGGTATTCCTCCTTTAATTTGAACTGGCTTTCCGTACTTTGTATTTGATTGCCAGTCCCTTTGGGCCCCCATGAATTCCTTAAAGTGCTTTAAATAATGCGGATCGACGTCATCAATGACGTTGTACCAGGCATCATTATTGTAGACCTTAGGACTAAGGTCTAAGTGACCACACAGATAATTATGTGGACCCAAAGACCTAGCCCACATCGTCTTTCCTGTTCTACTATCACCCTCTATGACAATACTCATGGGTCTCAAAGTCCGCGCAGCGGCACCCATTACATTCTCAACAGCCCATTCTTCAAGTTCTTCAGGAACTTGATTAAAAGAAGAAGATAAAAAAGGAGAAACATAAACCTCTACAGGAGGTGTAAAAATCCTATCTAAATTACATTTTAAATTATGATATTGAAAAATAAAATCTTTAGGGAGTTTTTCCCTATTTATTGCTAAAGCTGCGTCAGCTGAACCTGCATTTAGGGCCTCTGCTGCTGCATCATTAGCTGTCTGTTGACCTCCTCGACCATATCTTCCATCGATCTGAAACTGACCCCAGTCGATGTAATCACTGTCCTCCTCGATGTAGGACTTGACATCAGAGCTGGACTTAGCTCCCTGGAAGTTTGGGTTGAATTGGGTGGAGTTATTAGGGTGAGTGACATCGAAATGTCTGGTGTTTCTGAACTTGGATTTACCTTTGAACTGGATGAGGGCATGGATATGCAGAGACCCATCTTGGTGTTTTTCTTGTGCCACTCTGATAAATAATTTATCAGATGGGCAATTTATTGACTGAAGAATCTCGAGCATTTGCTCTTTGGGTATTGGGCATTTTGGATAAGTGAGGAAGATATTTTTGGCATTAACACAAAAAGAGTTAAGACGAGGCATATTGAATTGGGGACACTCAAAACTCTGAGGAATGGGGGACTCTGGGGACGCATTTATATGGTGTCCCCAAATGGCTTTTTCGTAATTTTGAAAGAAAATTCAAAATTCAAAATCCCAAAGCGGCCATCCGTA